TTATTTATTTTATGTGTGAATTACTTGGCATGTCGGTTTTTTAGATTTCATCCAGTATTAGCTTGTCGCAACCCGCTTCAAACCCTCGTTTTTAATAGTCTAAAGCTTTTCATTCTGTCTCTTTCTGTTATTGTTATCGCATACTAATCTGTGACCAAAACTGTGACCCATGTGGTGGTCACAGTTTCAAATGGCAATATATGAACTTTACAGACAAATCAATTAAGGCGCTTAAGGCCAAAGAAAAACGTTACGTATTAACCGAGTCAGGTAACTATGGGGAAGGGCGCTTACAAATTAGAGTTAGCGAATCTGGTGCTAAAACGTTTCGGGTTCAGTATCACATAAATGGCAAGCGTAAAGTAATTGGTCTTGGTAATTACCCAACCGTTGATCTTAAAAAAGCACGTAGTAAACATGCAAAAATAGCAGTCTTATTAAGTGACAATATCGACCCGCAAGAGCATCAATTAGAAGCCCAAAAAATAGAGTTCGAATCATCAGCAAAGCGTACCATGTTACAAATGCTCGCTGACTTTAATGTATTCATAAGTACACGCTGGGCAGAGTCAACAATAGACAGAACTGAAAAACTAATAAAAAGAAACATTACCCCGTTTATAAAACCCGAATTAATGCCCGACGAGTTCACAATAGATATGGCCCGTGACATTATTTACCGTGTTTATAACCGTGGCGCTAAAGAACAAGCGCGACTAGTTCGCAGTGTACTAATGAGCATATTAAAATTTGCTATAGATTTTGATAACTCACCAGAGCAATATAAAAAGCCTAACCTTTACGATATAAAAACCAACTTCATCAGAGACATTAATTTTGAAACGCCAAAAAATAAAGGTGAACGCTGGCTAAATGAAGCCGAGCTTAAAAAAGTATGGAATGCAGACGACCTACCTTATTACACCCACCAATACATAAAACTGGCATTATTACTTGGTGGCCAACGCGTAAACGAGGTTTACGGCTCATACGTAAGTGACTTTGATTTAGAAAATAAAACTTTCACTATCCCCGCAAATCGTATCAAAGTACAACAACGGGGCGATCACATAGTACCATTATGCGAAACTGCAATCCCCATTATTCAAGAGCTAATGCAGCAAAGCGGTAAAGCTGGGCAAATGTTCCCGCATCGCGACAACACAACAGCCACCGCCCATGTATCAACATTAAGAATGGCAATATTACGATGGTGCGAAAAAAACAAAGTGCCAAACTTTAACCCTCGTGACTTACGTAGAACGTGTAAAACTCTTATGGGCAAAGCGGGCATAGATAAAATAAACCGCGACATACTCCAGCAACACAACAAGTTTGATGTATCTAGTGTGCATTACGATAGATACGACTACATGAAAGAAAAACGCCAGAGCATTGAAGTGTGGGAAAAATTTATAAAAGCAGTTATTTAAGACAGGTTAAGACGGCTTAAGTCTAAATTAACAGGTGAGTATTGACATAACATGCAATAGCTTTATTATATTACAGTGTATACAAAATTATGCATAGAGCATAAAAGGTTATCAAAACGGCATTAAGGAGCTTATTATGGCTACCACGTCATTTGAAAAAAACTTTGTAGTAACAGACCAAAATGCAATTAAAGCGTTTAAAGAAAACTGCAAAAAAGCCCATAAAGTTACAACTAACAACCGTAACCATGAGGCAGATAGAGTAAAAGGAATAGCGTTATTAAGACAACGGTTGTCCAGCTCTCAGAGCTAATAAAGGAGTTTGATGCACCCCAACTACATCAACTCCTTTCTAGTTTTTGTAGTACAAAAAACACAGATGTTGAAGCATTCCTAACCGATCAAAACAAAGCAATTCGCCTTGAAAGCTCCTCCAAATCACGAACCTATTTAATATTAAATGATGAAAGCGGTGAAATACTTGCCTATTTTTCACTGTCTATCAAAGAAGTATCCCTAAATCAAAACAACGAAACTAAAATAAGTAAAGGTTTGCGGAAAAAGCTTGACGGCATTTGTAAAAATAGTGAACGTGTAAATGCCTACCTTATAGGCCAGATAGGTAAAAATGACTCAGTAGTTGATAATCAAATAAACCTACCTTATATCCTTGAAGAAGCCTACACGATTATAGACAAAGCAAACCAGCTTGTGGGCGGGCGCGTAATAATACTAGAGTGCGAAAAAGCTGAAAAATTAGTATCGCTATATCAAGCCAATGGGTTTAATATCCTTATTGATAATCCTGCAGAGCGCCTTATTACAATGTATATTTGCGTGGTTGATTCAATAAAGCTGAGGGAAGAAGAATGAAAATACAAGATGACTACGAGCCCGTTTAGTACGGGCTTTTTTATGCCTGTTATTATTTATTGTCCAGAGCATTTAAAAAAAGCCTAGCGTTTACGGTTTGGTGAATAAAGCACTCAGAGCACACAAGCGTAAAAACAGGCACGTTAACGGTGTCTATTTTATAGCTTGCAGTAAAGCAATCAATCGGCAGTTTATGCACACCAATTAACTCGTTTTCATTACCCAAAAATTTAAGCTCGCCTATTTTGCACACTGGGCAATTGGCCCCGTTAGTTATTTTATTTAAAAACGGGGCTGCATGATCAGCATGTACCGCTAAATAATTATGTTGTTTACCCACGTTAAACCTGCCTACTAATTCGCTTATTTCACCGCAGTATAGCATTGGCTGTATAAATACACAGGTTGTTAAAAACTGAACGAAAACTTAACCTGTACCTTTGCAGCATTATGGAAAATATAAGGATAAGGCATGATATTAAAAGTACTAGGCTGGTTTTTTGGAATAAGCTTTTTAGTTAGCGGTATAAGCAGCTTGTTTACTGGCGATGTAATTACCGGGTTAATTTTATTACTGGCTACAGCTATATGCTTACCGCCATTGCTAAGTGCAGTAAACACAGCCGCAAAAGGCAAGGTAGAGCTAACGCAAGGTAGGGCAGTAATAGCAAGCGTTGTATTATTATTTATTGCAGCGGCATTCGCTACGCCACCCCCGCCACTTACTCCAGAGCAAAAAGCCCAGCAAGCCCAAGAAGAGAGGATAGAGAAAGAAATTGAGCAACGTGAAATAGCCGCAGAGCAAGAAAGATTGCGAATTAAGGTGGAAAAAATAGAGCGTGAAAAAGCAGAGGAGCTAGCTGCTGAGCGAGAGGAAGAATGCAAATCTGATTATACGCATTATTATATGGCAAAAAAGTTTGTCAAAAGATATCTTAAATCCCCGTCAACTGCTGAGTTTCCATCATCTAATGATAGCGATGTAAGGGTTGAATATGTAGGCAATTGTGTTCATAAAATATGGGGTTATGTAGATTCGCAAAACTCATTTGGCGCAATAATTAGAACGCCTTATTATGTTGAGATTAAAAACGAAATTGTGGATGATAAATGGAGTTTGCTTGATATAAAAATGTAAAAACAGCCCGCCCAGCGCGGGCTTTTTTGTGCCTGTAATTCAGCAAACTAAAACGACTTTCCAGCAAACACCACTTTGCCCACCAAGGTGCAGTTGCCATTAATCGGTATGAGTTGCTCAGGCCAGTTGGGGTTAGCGGCTTTTAAAAACTTTTGGCCGCTTTCAATAATTAGCTGCTTAAAGGTCGCTTCGTTATTATCGTCTAGGCGCGCCACTACGTAAGAACCATGAATGCACTCAGCTTCAGGGTCTACAAATATTAAATCACCGTCATAAAACTTCGGTTCCATGCTCACGCCTTGTACTTTTAGTGCAAAGGTTTTATCACTGCACTTAACTGGGCATAAGTAGCGGTCGGCATCAAATTCACGTATTTCATTAATCTCAGACCAAGCACCTGCTTGCACCCAGCTAATTAATGGCACAGCCGCTTTAAGTGTTGGGCCCGGTGCAACGTTACTGTTTTCGTTTTCACCAATTCCAAACTGTAAATACTCAGGGGTTGTTTCTAAAGCGTCAGCAAGCTCAATTATCTTTCTTGGTTTTTCTATCTTCCCTGACTCTATAGATTGGAGTGATTGCTGTGCTATGCCAATCATTTCTGATAAAGCAGCCTGTGTTAAGCCTAAGTGCTTACGTCTTTTTTTTATTCTTTCTCCAATGCTCACAAATAATCCTTTTAAATAAATAAAACAATAGGTTAGTAAAATATTAACAGCTTTAATTAAAGCTTATGCCTATGATTACAGTTTTAAGAGGTATTGACAACAATGTTAAACAGGTATTTAATGACAGGTATAAACTGTTTTTATAGGTGTTTTATCATGAATTCTATAACTAAAGCTGTAAAAATCTATGGGGGCCAAACGAAGCTCGGAAGAGAGTTAGGTGTAAAACAAGCTTCTGTTTGGGATTGGATGAATAAGTTCGGCCAAGCCCCAGCGAAATACATCCCGCGTATTTCAGAACTAACCAACGGTGAAGTATCGGTAAACGATTTACTTGCCGATCACCAAAAAACAAACAAGGACGATGCAGCATGATTAATGACATTTTTACAGGGTGCTGGATAACAGAAGAGTCAGCCAAAGAAAATTTAGCCCGCAGAAAAAAAGAAAATAAAGATGCGCCTGCTTTTGATATTGACGCTCTGGCAGTTGAGTTTTTTGCACAGCGTAACGAAAAGGCCAAAGTGGAGTTTGCCATTATAAACGCCATGAGTAGCGCGACCACGTTAACGCCGATTGACTTAGCGGCCATTGCGTTAGGTATTGCAGTTAAATTTGCGCGCACTGAGGCAAATAAAGGGAAGAGTGTAAATGATATGGCGGCTCTTTTGGCTGATGTTTTTGAAGAAGCCGCACGGCACGAGGATGTAATTGAGCACCCAAGTGCAATTAAAAAAGCATTAGCGCTTATTTAGCCTCTTGTTTTGCAAGGCGCTCGTGAGGGTCTTGAACGAGGTTTGTATAAACAGTGTTTGCCCCTTTAATTGTTAAGTAATACGCGTTTTTTTGGTCCGCAGGGGCGATAAAGCCACTAAGAATTAGTTGTTTTAAGGTGGATTCGTACACCGATGGTGTGATGTACGGCGATTTGTTAACAAATTCAGCCTGTTCAAGTATGTCTTGTTCAGGGAATTGTTTAAACAGTACAGCCATTAGGTTTTTAGACAGGTTATTGAATAATTTAATTTTATCAATTTCCGACATAGGTTTTTCCTCTTTGTTTTGGTTTGTGAATATTCGCACTTGCAACATACCAAAACAGAGAGGGATTTTATAGAAATACAAAAGGAAGATGCAGCATGATTGAAGTAGACCCAATTGATGTAATGGACATTAGCGAGCGCACAGAAGCGTTAATGGATGATGAGCGCTTTACCATGTCAGAGAAAGTGGCCATGGCAGCATTAGATTATAAGAGCGCGCTAAGCAACGATTACTTTGCCGCGGCGCATGGTGGCGTAGATAAGTTTAAAAACCAGCTTTTTACACTGGTAGATAAATGGTTTGAAGATTTTAACCCCGGTGAGATTGAATGATTTTATCAACGGTGGTTTCACCCCAGCTTGTTGAGCGAACAATATTAACACTGCGCCCATCGTTAATGCGTTGTGCTATGTCGGCTAGTTTTTTGGCGTGTTTTTCAGGCCAGTTGTTTTCGATAGCAAGCAAAAGTACTTCATCTTCACTTAAGGCAATGCCTTTTTTGTGGAGCGCTTTAAATAAGCATTTTGCTTTTGAGTCGTCAACTGGATGGGTGAGCCCATTTGCAGGTGTAAGACTGTTTGAAAGTGCTTTTATGCAGTCGCTCAAGATTGGGTTTGACATAGGTTTTTCCTCTTTGTTTTGGTTTGTGAATATTCGCACTTGCAACATACCAAAACAGAGAGGGATTTTATAGAAATAGGGTAAGGAAGATACAGCATGAGTCAATCAAATATAGCCGATCACTACCGCCGCAATTTACGCGGCGAAGTTATCACCATTAACGACCGCTACTTACGCCCAGCCGATGTGGCAGAAAAGTGCGGTATTCACCGTTCAACAATTTACCGCTTAATAGAGCGCGGCCAGTTTCCTAAATCGCACAAGGCATCAAGCGGCCGTGTGGTATGGGTTGAAGAAGACATAGAAGAGTGGATGCGCTTAGGCGCCGAAAAGTTTCACGAATTTTACGGCAAACAACAAGCAAACTAGGGGCCAGCCATGAATACATATCAAGCATTTAGCAGAGAAACGTTAAGCAGCTTTAAAACCTTAGCTGAGCAATGCCGCTATTTATTGAGCTGCAAAATTACTACCCGCAAAGCGGTGTTTGGTTTTGGCCCAGTGCTTCAAGCGCGTGTTGGTGATTTTGACTTGCCAGTTTATTGCAATGGCGACGAGTACCAAACAATACAAAAAGCAGTTTTCTGGTTAAAAACACAAGCCGCCAACTATTTAAACGCAGCTAAACAGCAGGAGATATAACCATGGCAAATGCATTAGTTAAACAAACCGAAAACGCACAACCAGCGCCGTTAAAAGCTGTAGAAGGGCGCCACATACCAAAAGGCCTTGCCGAAATAAAAGCGCTACTAGGCAGTGAGCGCCATACGCCAGAGTACGTGTATACCAAAGTGCTAAGCGAGCAAGAGCGCACATTAGTGTGTTTTGCAGCAGGCCTAAAGCGCCACCATTTAGAAAGCGGCTTTGCTAATTTTGATGCAGATACTCGCTTAAAAATTCACAAGGCTATTTTGCAAATGGAGCAATTAGTAAAAGCATTTACCGATGCTAACGCCATGGCACCGGCTAAGTTTGTGCAAAACGCCCCGCGCGTTGAAGCCAATACCAACTATTCACATTTAACCATTACTAAGGGTTGATCATGAGCTCAACTAATCGCGGAACCCAGCGCAATGCAGATGATTACTACGTAACACCGCATTGGTTAATAGACGATTTTTTAGCAGCGTTTAGCGAAAACTGCCGCTTTAATTTTGACGAACAAGCATACCCGTTAATGTTAGACCCAAGCGCAGGCGGCTGCGACAAGTACGAAATGAGCTACCCAACCGTATTAGAAAAACACGGATTTAATGTTAATAGCTGGGATATTCGCGAAGACTCACGCGCTAACTTAACAGGCGTTAATTTTTTAAACGTCCCTAGTTATGAATCGCGTAAATACGACATGATCATCACAAACCCGCCATTTAACCTAGCACAAGAATTCACTGAGCACGCACTTGAAATGGTTTGTGAGGGCGGTTTAGTCATTATGCTGCAACGCCTTAATTGGTTAGGTAGCCAAAAGCGTAAACCTATGTGGAAAAAACTGCCATTAGCCGCGGTTTATGTACATAGCAAACGCCCAGGCTTTGACCCACAAAAACCAAGTAAAACCGATTCTACCGAATACGCCCACTTTGTATTTTGCAAAGGATACGAGCTAGCCCCTGAGCTTTTCGTAATTTAACGCCAAAAAAAAACACCCAAAGGAATACTAAAAATGAACCCTATCAAAGACCAAGATATATCTAAAAACCAGTTAATACTCAATATTGTTTTACACGCAATTGAGCAAGCTAATTTTACAATCCGCCTTTTAAACAAACGTAGCACCGTACACATGCTAATGCAGTGCGAAGACACGCTAACTGACTTACTACCAATCGTAAAACTGATTGCTGACGACGACGTTAACTTTGAGCAAGTTTACAGCCAAATGAGCATTGCATTAAATGCCGTACAAATTGGTGGCGAGCCAATGGAAATAGAGCTGTAGCGCCGTGGCTAACCCTAGACCGCTCGACCTTGAATTATAAAACGGAGAAAAATTATGAACCACGTAATGCTTGATTTAGAAACTATGGGGCAGGGCAATAACGCTGCGATTGTCGCCATTGGCGCGGTATTTTTTGAGCCGACGACAGGTGAAATTGGTGACACTTTTTATAGAAAAATTGATTTAGGGAGCGCCGCACAATTCGGCGAAATTGACCCAAGCACAGTGCTTTGGTGGTTAAAGCAAAGCGATGAAGCGCGTGCTGAAATTACTAGCAATGACGCAGTGGAATTAAAACATGCAATTGTTGATTTTACCGTTTGGCTACATGCTAAATGTGAGCGCATTAATAACCGTGTTGTTTGGGGGAATGGCTCAAGCTTTGATAACGTAATTTTAAGCAATGCATTTAAAGCGTTAGGTTACGGAAAGCCATGGCGTTTTTGGAATGACCGCGATGTTAGAACTGTTGTTGAGTTAGGCCGCACACTTAAAGGCTTTGATCCTAAGCGTGATATGCCATTTAAAGGCACGGCGCACAACGCATTAGATGATGCTATTCATCAAGCCAAATATGTATCAGCAATTTACAAGGCACTTGCATAAATAATGGCTAACCCAATCCCGCTCGACCTTGACGCCCTTAACCTATCAAGCATAGCTAAGGGCTTAATTTCGTCTATTACTGATATTGACGACTTTAATTACCTTGCCAGCAACTTGGAAAAGGTGCCTGTGTCGCTGCAAAGTCGCATGGCCCGCAAATACATTGATCGTTACACCGAAAAAAAAGCGGGGAGCCAGTTCCGTGCTAACACATGGATGCGCCGTACCATTGCGCGTTTAAAACCCCGTTTTGGTGTGCTACTCAGTATTACTCACAATATGCCATTGCCATGGCATATTCTAAGTAGTGTTGAAAAAACTAAAAAGCATGCAGGCACCCTTGCATTAGAGTGCCTTGAAAAAGCACTAGATGTAAGCGAGCAAAACCAGCATTTACCCTACGAGAAAATAGTACGCCTTACCTACGAGGGTGTTGCAGGGTATGCCAAACAGTTTGGTGTAAACGTGCCATTTTACGAGATGCGCAAAGACGACCTACCGCAAGCCTGTTTTGAAATCGCTTTACTTAAACTGCAATGTGATAAGTGGTGGGCTCGCCAATTAAAAACCCTACGTAAACAGTTTTTAGAATTACTAGAAATTGCAACCGGCCAAGTGGGTAAAGACCTTTACTACGACAAAAAAAGCAAAAAGCCAAAGCGCCGTGGTATTAGCCCGTATTCATCAAAACAAGCTCAACGTGAATTTAGCTTTGCCCAAGCCAGCGGCAGGCAGTTTTTAGAAATGATGGAACTACAAAGCAGTGACGGCGATGTAATTAACTTAATCGAAGCCGTAAAAAGCGGCATGGCAAACCCTGCTAACCGCCGTAATGAGCTAATGCTACGCATACGTGAAACCGAAGAACTAGCCGATGAAATGGGCTATGTTGCCATGTTTTACACCATTACTTGCCCTGCGCGTTTTCATGCCAATGCAAGTACGTGGGACGGTTCAACCCCTAAAGATGCCCAAAACTATTTAACTACCACATGGGCAAGGGCGCGTTCTAAGTTAAACCGCCGTGAACTTAAGTACTTTGGTGTGCGTGTTGTAGAGCCACATGCCGACGGGTGCCCGCACTGGCACATGATGCTATTTATGCCAAAAAACAAACTTCAAGAAATCAACGCTATTTTGCGTTGGTACTTTATTCAAGAGGATAAAAGCGAGCTTTACGATCGTTATGGCCCCGAGCTTACCCGCGCCAAGGTGTTCAATAAATTTGTAGATATAAACACCCATGGCACACACATAAAAACCGTTGAAGCATGTGTTAAATACCGTGCAGGCACTGAGAAAACCAAGTTATTTAAAATCTATAAACAAAAGCGCAGCGAGTGGGGCTTTGCTAAAAAGAAAGCCAACGAAGTAGCCATACAACGCAATAAAGAAGAGGCCGAAAAAGCCAAGGCTGAAAAAAGAGAACCTAAAAAGTTTAAGGCGAAAAACCATAAAGCGCCTACCAAATTTTACCGTACTTTTAGCCCACGCTTTGACGCTGTAAAGCTCGATAAAAGCAAGGGCAGTGCAGCGGCCTACATTGCTAAATACATCAGTAAAAATATTGATGGTTACATGCTGACCGATCACGTTGACGCCGACACAGGCGAAAACCTGCAAGAGCAAGCTAACCCCGTTTTAGCCTGGGCAAGTACGTGGAATATTCGCCAGTTTCAATTTCAAGGTTCGCCAAGCGTTACGGTTTGGCGAGAGCTTCGCCGTATGCCAAAAGGCAAACCAATTAAAGACGAAATAATAGAGCCTATTCGGTACGCGGCAGATAACGCCAATTGGAAAGACTACGTAAAATTACAGGGCGGCATGTGTATTGGCCGCGCCGCTAACTTTAAATCAATGTACGAAATTACACCGCAGGGTAACGACTACGCCGAAGTAGTGCGCCGCATTAAGGGCGTGCTTACTAATACCGATTACAAAGCGGTGCTTAAGCGCAGCCTTGAAAACGTGCACAACGTAATTGCAAGCACCAGCTTAAAAACGCGCCTTATAGAATGGACAAGGCAACTTAAAGGCACAGCCGAAAAACTCAACGCTAAGGATAACACCAACGTCGGCGTAGCCGACCTATCTTGGTCTAGTGGTAATAACTGTACGCCTATAGCCGTGGGCTCTAGCGCCGAGTTAATACTCGATATGGTGGGGTGTGATAAAAAACAGATCACAGAGGTTAAAAAGGATCTAAATAGCGGTAAGAGGATCGCCAGAGACGGCCAAATTTACGTAGTTCAAGATGGTGTTTTACAAATTTGGGACGAAAAAGCACAAATTAAAGAGCATCGACGTCAGTCTATTGAATCAATGGCGCATAACGAAGCGCAAAATGATGAGTTGTTATCAGTTAATAGCGCACCAACAAAATGCAATCATCTGTTTTACTCACTTACAGAGTCGCAAAGGGCATCACTTGAGCAAGGCAATATAGTGATCAGCAATGGTCGAGTGTATTTCACCAGAGGCTTAGACCTTTATAGCTTTGAAAAACTAGATTTAGAACAGCCAAAAGCGGCTATTAAAATACAAGTAACAGAAAAGCACTATCAGGCCGCGCGCGAACAATACGATTTAGCAAGTCAGTACGCGGCTATTGATGGCCGTTCGCTACCAAATTCAACAAAATTTAAAAAAGGTCATGCTGATGTAATTGGCGATCTTGAAATGGCTAGGCTTGTTCTAGCTGGTGAAGCAACAGCAATCAGCGACAACGATTGGTGGGCAATGGATTTAATGGCATAGGAGATAACATGGATTACAACGAATTATTAAAAATAAAGCAGGCAAGATCAAACCAGTTAGTTAACTCAGTTTTGGAGTTGCACGCTAACGGCCATAAGCAAGCAAAGCTGTGTCAAAGCTGTAAATTTGCATTCCCTAAAATAATGCATAAGTGCCCATATTGCTTTAGCTCACAAGCTGAATTTATAAGTCTTGATGAGCACTACATGGAAAAACTAGCAAATAGATACTGGCAGTTAGGTTATGTAGAAAAGTCATTAGATGCGATAGAAACTGTTGATTTTAAGTTAGGTATTAACGGAAAAGGCGATTTATGAAACCAACCGTTAAGCGCCGCAACTGGGTATTTCACTCAGTTGTTAAACCAAACAAAAGAGAGCAACCAAATGAAACAAAAAACAGCATTGATGTGGGTATTAAGAGGTTTTTACTTACAAGTAGGCTTTACCTTGTCAGCAGCGGTTTATGAGTTAACCAAACTCGCTGCAAACATTTTATTTTATTAACCAAAAAGGATACGAACCATGCACCAACAAAATAAACCACTCGACAAAGGCCGTGTAGCCTGTATTGCTGAAAAATACCAGCAAGGCAACACTACCAAAAACCGCTACGCCACATTAGGCCGCGCCACTAAATGGCCAAGCAACAACCAAGGCGGCAGCGAAAGCGTAGAGATAGAGCTCGACACCATGCCAATAAACCACCAAGGCCCGTTAAAGCTGTATATTTTTTGGGATAGCGAAAGCCAGCAAACACAAGATCAAAGCCAAGGTTACGCGCCGCCGCAATACCAAAGACAGCCAGCGCCGCAGTATGATCAGCAGCAATACGCACCCCAACAACCAGCACCCCAGCAATACGGCCAACAGCGCCAGTAAATAAAAAAGCTAAAAACAACAGCACAGTTGTTTTTAGCTATGAAGTACTATCAATCGAGTACAGCCAAATATAACTATGTGGTACCAGAATTAAAGTTAACACCTAGTCGCATAGTTAAATTTAACTGTGTTGGCCACAATAGATAAATTTAGCTATGTCAGATGCTAAGGAATACACATGAAAAACCAATCACAACACAAAAGTTACTTAGGCGCTAAAGGTGGAAGTGGTGTTTACCAAGCAATTATAAACGTAATGGCACCGCATGAATTTTACGGCGAGCTATTCTTAGGCACTGGCGTAGTATTTAAAAATAAAGCGCTGGCTAAAAACAACGTGGTAATTGATAAGTCACAAACCATGCTAGACAAGTTTAACTATGTGGTACCAGAAAATAAAATATGCGGGTGTGCCATCGAGTACTTAGAGAGTTTTAAACCATTTTGCAAAACCCAGCTTTATCTTGATCCGCCATACATGCCAGAAACACGTACCAGCAATGCCCGTTATGAATACGAAATGACAGAAGCCGATCACCAGCGTTTGCTAACAGCTGCAAAAAAGCAAAACCCTGATGAAGTTAAAATTATAATATCTGGTTACGCCAACCCACTTTATAACGAAATGCTAAAAGATTGGTGGCGCAAAGATTTTCAGGCCATGACACGTGGTGGAGTTCGTACTGAAACCATATGGCTAAACTACCAGCCAAGTGACGTACATTACCATACCTTTGCGGGCGATAATTTTACTGATCGTCAACGTATAAAGCGAAAAGCCCAGCGCTGGGCGAAAAACTATAAAGCGTTACCGCCAGCAGAACGCCAAACAATACTTGCCGCACTATTATCAGTTGAATGAAAAAGGCCGCTAAATTAGCGGCCTTTTTTATGGCTATGTATTTTACAAGCCAACCAATTCTAATTGCTGTTCACGAGATAGATTTTTAATAAGCGATGCGGCTAATTGTTGCGTGCTTTTTACAGGAGGATTTAAGAAGTGATCAAACGATTGGGTAACACGAAACGTCGCGCCGCACTCACGGGTATTAGTACACGAGCAATATAAATTAACCACATGGGCGCTTTGTTTTTCGCGTGATGTAACTGTTGCTTTAGCTTCGCAATTTGGACAAGTAACCCGCGCCATAATAACCACCAATCGTTAATAAAATACACTGTGATTATATACAGTGGCGCACTGTATGACAAACAACCATTTAACTACTGGCTGAGAATCTAAGAGCTAAAAAATTCACTCCTCCTCGCCTTCCGCTTTCGTGCAAAAAATGCGTCAAATTGACAGCCTCAGTGACAAGCACTTTTTGGCTAAGCCTTATAATAAAAGGATCTAAAAGAAAGTTTAAAAGGATCGCAATGACAAAAAAGTGACAATGTTAGACACAAAGTGACAATGAAAAGATCAAATGGGTGGCTATTTATTTAATATTGAAATATTATTAAATTATTATCACTTAACCGATAACTATTTATGGTCTATTTATTTAAAGGCACGCAAACACCAGAGCGATTAAACTTGCTTTTATCGCTGTGTAAAATTAGCAGTGAAGATATTAAAACTGCGCTCAGCGATCACCTAGTTCGCGGCATTGATAAAAAGTCAGCGGCGCTATTAAACGGAGTTCCTGCGCCTAACTTTTCACGCGCACTTAATCAGCTAAATGCTAAAGCAGAAGTGGTCGAGAAAATAAAAGAAATAGATTGGCAAAAGCGCTAGCTAGTCACTAGCACTTTTTTTATTGCCGCCTTTACTTCCCCAAAATGCTCTAAACAATCGCATTAATCCAAGGGTTGAAACGGCAATACCCACTATCACAAATTCAAAGTACCAGGGCGCACCTTCATAACCCATGGCTTGCCAGCCTTTTTGCATATAAGGCTGCATTGCTGGTATGAAGTGGCACACAAACAAACCTAAAAAGAATAAAATAATCACTTCATCCATGATGGTTTTATCGCGGTTCTTTAAAACAAGAAAGTCATAATCTGCATCGTTTTGCTCGGCTTGCATACAGCGCCTTGCTTTAGCTTCAAACTGCGCAATTTTAAAATTGTTTTCAGCGCGCGCTACATCGGCGGCCATTTCTGCCGCTATGCGTTTGCGCTCAACATAGCCGCCGGTTAAGTCGGCTATTGGGTTTGTGATGAATGAAACCAGTGTTTTAAGCCATCCCATTATTTGCCGCCCCTAATTAATTTAATAAAGCCCTTTGGGTCTTTGCTAAACGTTTCAATAAATTTATTGATCCCCTCCAAAATGTGCGGGGCCGCATAAGCCGTTACACCAATAACGCCCGTTTTTAAACTTTCATCAAATTGCCGCCACTCGCAAAACATAGCCGCCAAGTACGCCGCAAAAACAGCAATTAACACACTCATAAAATAATGAAAAAACGTAAACACCTTACGACTTAAATACATTTGTATAGCCGCCGCTAAAAAGCTCAACATAAGCAACTGCCCCCACTGTTTAATAAATTCAACTATATCTATCCAGCTCATGCGTCTTCCTTGGGTGTTGGGTTAAGGTCTGAATATTCAGGCTCTTTAAATTCAATACGCTGCGCTGCAGGTAAATAATTATTAATACCTAATACATCTTGCTGCATTGGCACAACTTCATTGTTGTAATAGGCACGGGTAATTTTATCTAAGTCGCCAAAGCCGTTTTTATCACCAGACGACTGGCCGCTAAGTGCTTCTTGTGCACGGTGCATACTCAGCATATCGTTAAGCGTAATTTTTTTAATGCGCTCAAATTCATCTTTAGTTGATATATCGCCAACCGGTGTAATGTTTATCGACTTTTCAGCATCGGCCTTATTGCTTCTAAAATTAAAAAATAAACTTCTAAAATTACCTACACCCTTGCTGTCGCGTATTGCATTTTTAAGCGCGGCCTCATCTTCATTACTTAGGTTCGGATCAGCCATTGAAAATATAAAGCCCATGTGCGCACCGTTCTTGTAGTAACGGCGTCTAAATAAAGTGGCATCTTCATTTAATAATGCCGACTGAATACCCCCGTAATACTGCGGTATACCGTAAATACCTTGGGCGGGGTCGTACTCTTTTACGTGTATAACTTCACCCGCATTAAAATAAATAGGCTCATGGCTGCGGTTACTTAATTGCGCATACACACCGCGCGTACTCGTATAGCGCATAGTCAATGCAGGCAGGTGCCGCAGTTTAATAATTTGCCCAAACGAATTTTTAATAATTTGCAAATAAGCGTTGCCGCTCCACAACAAATCAAAGCCAAACTTACTTAATGCTTGATGGCTTAAAAGCGGGTTTGGCTTATACCACTTTAAAATCATGTTGCGCTTAAAATACAAAATGGGCCCGTGCTGGGCATTAACGCGCAGCAGTTTAATTAAACCCTGCAAACTAATGGGCGGCGCATAAACGCCGTTGCTATCACTAAACACACCAACGTAATCGGTTAGCCGGTTATCTAAACACGGCTCAGGGTCGCCAAAACTAAACGCATCAGTTACCGCAGTTCGTTGGTTATAATTAGGCGCATGGCCGTTGCTTACTTTTAATCGTGGTTTCATTAAGCTGCAATTCCTACAGATGTTTGGCGGCTGTGGGCATTACCGTCCAATGGTTCAAATTTCATGGCATGCATAATCGCCCACGCAATATCGGCATGACCAGTTGTAGCGGTGCGGTTAGTAGCATAGGTAATTTGGTCGCCAACCACTTTGCGGCGAATATTAATAAACGAACTGGCAATGTTTACCGCGTCTTGGTCAAACTCAAGGCGTCGGTTTTTAATTACGTTAATCGCCTTAATAACCAGTTGGTTTTTAATTATTGGGTTGTAATGTATAGGCTCAGCGTTCGGATAAAATTTAGTGATCATCTCCCACACACCATAACCAATGCCCGTGGTATCAACACCAATGTGTTGCACGTTGTATTTTTCTGTGAGTAGTTTTATCTCGCTGGCCATGGCTTCAAAGTCATTGCCGCTTAAATCAACCGCTTCAAGTAAGCGGAACTTTTCGCCAGGCTTCATAGGGGCGCTCAATACAGCAACGCTTGCTTTGTCGCCAAAACGGGCAGGGTCAAAGCCAATAACAACAGGCTTTAATGCGAATGGGCGCTCGGCATCCAAGTCAAAATCATCCCACTTGGTCGAATCGCCCACACAGGCCATAAGCTGTTTAAGATTAAACGCACTGTGCGCATCATCAATAAACTTACACATAAACAAATTATTAAACTCATCGGTGCTGTATTCGTTTTCAAGTACTTCAATATCAATGCGGTCAAAGCCACTTTTAACCACATCGTGCACCGTAAGCATTTGCCGCCAAATACCATCGTCACACAGCAAGCCATGCTTTAAGTTTTTATGGCTAACATCAATGGCAAATTCAGGGTCGTTACAGGCTTTTGTTTTGCGGTACCATTTACCATTCCAGTGGTCGTAGGCTTCATGGCTGGTAACACTTGGCGTACTAAAATACGTAATACGCAAATGCTTATGCGTTGCCATAGCCTGCGCCAAGCCGCGCAAGCTCTTATATTTAGGAATCCAAAAAACTTCATCTATATATAAATCGCCGCTTTCCGACTGAGCAGTACGCGCATTAGTACTTTTAAAAATAAGCTTAACCGTTTTACCACCGGCTAAATTAAGCACCATTGGTGAACCGGTTAGCTCAACATTAAAATGCTCACGCACCAGCGCCACAATATTGGCCTTAAATACTTCCGCCTGGTCGCGGCTCGCCGATATAAATATTTTATTGCGGCCATTAATAATTGCATCAACAAAGGCTTCAAACGCAAAGTAAAAAGTAGCCCCAATTTGGCGGGGCTTTAAAATAAAGCGGGTGCGGTGATCTTGGTTTTCAAACCAATGTTTTTGGTGAGGGTAAAGCAGTTTATCTTTAAGCTCGTTGAGCATATCAAGCGTAATGCCAGAGCAATCATTTTTCTTTTTCTTCTTCGACTTTTTGCCGCTGCCACTATTGCCAGCGGCCGCATCGTCATTGTTAGCGCGTTGCTTGGGAGCAGGCGCCAGCTTGCTTTTATTAAGCGCGCACAGCTGGCGCGTGCAAAAGTCTAGCTCTTTATATTCAGCATCGGTTTTATTGTCTTTATCGGCTAACAAATTAATGCGGCGACTAAACGCCATTTCGGCATTATACGTTGGGCACATGTCAGCCCAGTTCTCAGCTTCAGACCAACGCCTAATACTGCGCGCACTGGGCATGCCTGCTAAGTCGGCTATTTCTTCATAGGTATAGCCCTCAACAACATACAAATCCTGTGCTTTTTTGCGTACGTCTGGTCCGTAGTTAGCCTTCATATTGCGCCACATTAATTAATCCATGGCGGCAGTGTATTAGTAATAAAGCGCGTAATCTGTCTGTTAAAAACCTGTCCATTCCTAAAAGTTAAATATAGGAATTTCAAAAAGTTAAACAGTTGGAAAGGTGCAAAAGGAGGGTGCAAACTGCAGTTACTTTAAAGCATAAAGCTTAATTAAAAAACATTTAAAAGGTTTGTTTATATGTCAGGTCAACTACGCACAAAACCATTATCAATTGCCGCTGTTGGCATGACTGTCGACGGCCGCGAAATAACCGAGCAAGACGTAGCCGACATAGTAGAAACCTACAACCCCCGCAAATATGGCGCACGCATAAACCTCGATCACGAATTTAACTGGTCAGGCTGGGCCGCTAAAAACCTACACAACGTAGACATACCAGGAATGCTAGGCGACGTAGTAAGCGTAGAAGCATACGAAAACGAAGAAGGCGTAGTGTGCCTATACGCCGTGCTCGCACCAAACCAAGGGTTTGTAGCATTAAACAAAGCCGACCAAGCCGTATATTTTAGCATCGAAATTAGCCGCGACTTCATGGGCACTGGCAAAACCTACCTAACCGGCCTAGCTGTTACCGACTACCCAGCAAGCTGCTACACCGACCGCATTCATTTCAGTAGTAAGAGCAAAGCAGACGACACGGAAGTCTCTTTATTAACCGTTGACTTAGGGTCATGTGAGCCTATCGACACACCTAAAAAACCCTTTTTCAAACGACTATTCACTAAGGAAGATCCCGACATGAACGAAACACAATTAGCCAATGCATTAAAAGATGCACTCGGCACGCCGCTTGAGCAATTTGGCCAAAAGCTAGACGGACTAACCGCAAAGCTTGATGCGTTTTTAACCACTAAAGTGGAAGGCGAAGAAGAAACAGCCCCGCCAGCCGAAGAGTCAGCCGAGCTAACAAAGCTTAAAGAAGAGCTATCAAGCACAAAAGTAGCGCTTGACGAACTTAACGAAAAGTTTACCAAAGCATTAAAAACACCTGCGGGTGACACAACCAACGCCGACGAAGAACACGAAGGCGACGAAGGCAAATACAGCAACTGCTTGTAATTGCCGCACCCTAACTTAACTTAGCAAAACGCAGGAACGAAAATGAAAACCAGAACAAAACAATTATTTATCGCAGTACTTGCAGGCATGGCCAGCAACTACGGCGTAGCATCAATGAACGAGCAGTTCAACGTAGAGCCAACAACTGAGCAGCGCTTATACGACGCAACGTACGACTCAGTAGAGTTTCTACAATTAATTAACACCGCACTAGTAGATGACATCGTAGGCCAATCGGTAATGATGAGCGTGGATGGCGGTGTAACAGGGCGTGCCGGTGTAGAAAGCGACGACACTAAAGAACGCCAAACGCGCGACGTAGCAGGCCTAGCAAAACGCGAGTACCGCTGCTACCCGGTAGAATGCGACATTCACTTATCATGGGCAAAAATGGATCAGTGGTCAAAATTCCCCGACTTCCATCAGCGCTATCGCAATCACGTACGCCAAGCAATTGCACTCGACATTATTAAAATTGGCTTTCATGGCACATCAGCTGCCGACACAACAAACCTAGCAACCAACACAATGCTGCAAGACGTAAACATTGGCTGGCTGCAGCTCATTCGCCGCGACGCACCAGAGCGCGCAGTAAACGAAGGCGCAACCGTTGGTGAAATTCGCATTGGTGCCGGTGGTGATTACGAAAACCTAGACCAAGCCGTATTCGATGCACTGCAAGCAATCCCAGAGCACAAGCGCGTAAACATGGTTGCCATCATTGGTGACGAACTACTAGCAAACGACCAAAACAAGTTGTATGCAAAGCAGTCGCACACGCCAAGCGAAAAAACCAAAATCGAACTTGAGCAAATCATTAAAACATATGGCGGCCTAGCCAGTTATAAAATTCCGTTCTTTCCATCGCGCGGCATTTTAGTAACAAGTTTCGACAACCTAAGTCACTACGTGCAATCAGGATCAACCCGCACCCACGTAGAAGACAACCCAAAAAAGAAACGCGTAGAAGACTACCTATCGCGTAACGACTGTTACTACATCGAAGACCTCGAAAAAGTAGCGTACTTCGAATCAGCCAACGTAAAACTGCCAAATAAAGCAGGCACCGGCTGGGAATAGTTTTTTAGCAGCAGCAAGCCGCCTCTTTCTCCCTAGTTTCGGGGCGGCTTTTTTAACAATTAGCGAGTATTTTTAAATGAGCCTTTTCAAAAAATCATTAGCCAAAGCTAAAGCAGTACCAACAAGCACTGAAAATAAAGCGCCAACGGCAGCGGCTAACGCCACTCAAGCCAACGCGCCAGCAACCGTAAACAAGCAAACCGAGTACCAGCTTTATGCAGCAGCTATAGAATCCGACTTGGCTCAATTAAAAACATTTGCCGACATTAGCGACAAAGCAACATACAAATCAGAAGCGCTAGAGCGCCAAGACTACCTGGCATACATAAACCAATACCGCCTAAGCGGCCAAAACCACCACAACAAAGTGTTGGCATGGGTGTTTATTTGGCTAGTTGATTTAAAGCGCTGGGATGCAGTAATGGACTTATTGCCATTAATGATCGAGCAAAAGCAACCACTGCCAACCGCGTTTAATACCAAGCATTGGGCGGCGTTCGTTATCGACCAGCTCTACGACGACGCAAATTACTACCTTGCCGAATCGCAGCAGCAAGACCTGTACGACATTGGCTTTATCCTGCGCCGCTTAATTTTTGTGGTTAAAAACCAAGACTGGGCAGGGCTAGAAGTAGTGGGCGGCAAGCTTTACGCAATAGCTGCAAAAGTAAATAAAGCACAGCTCAACTTAGGTAGCGCACTTTACTTTGCCGAAATGGCCCAATCAATTAACGACAAAGCAGGCGTTAAAACCCTGCTAAAAGAATTGCAAAAAATGTTTAAATCAGCGGAGCCAGAACAGCCAGCCGCTAACTAGCTCCAACGCCAGCGGGCAACTTAGCACAACGTTAGCATTACTTGCTTAACGCGCGTGACTAAGTGGCGCCCGCACCCAATTTAATGTGTGTATTTTACAGGTGCAATATGAACTTAAGCGGCATGCCACAAGCAGATTTACAAAGCGTCAATGTAATCATTGAGGCCAGCGGCTATTACCCAGCGCTAAGCACTGCCCATTTTATTGAGCACTACGCAATAGCCCAAGAGTACGCCAGCAAAAGCGACGTACTGCTAGAAAAGCTGCTTTACGCACAGGCCGAAATTAACCAAGAGCTAGCAAATACACAGCTTACCAATGGCCAAACGTTAAGCGCCGCACAAGCCCTGTTTTATAAGCGCGCAGTTTACAGCAAAGCAAAAGCCAGTTTGCTGGTATCAAAGCTAGGCAGCACGCACCGCGATAGCGCAACAGCACAAAGCCAAGCGGCAATAGACAACCACGAACATTGGTTAAGAGAAAGCATAAACGCCATGCGCCAGCTGCAAGGCCTAAGCCCAAATTTAACGGTAGAGCTACTATGAGCCAAAGCAAAATAGCAAAGCTTAAGCAGCATTTAGCAACCGCAGAATACCAAGGCCGCAACCTAGCGCTAAGCACCCAGTTCGACAGCTGGATAGAAGGCGGCCGCATAGAGCCAAGCAGTAAAACCATTAACGGCAACGGCCTATTGGCCGCAAGGTTTTATTACTCAGGGGTGATCAGCATAAACCCATGCGCAGCACCCGCAGCACTTATTTGTGCCTTTGCGTCATTTTGGTTGCAAAACAACGGCGGGCGATACGACAGCACCGACATTGAATTTAGTGCCGACGTTAACGACGACAACAGCAACGAAGTAGAGCTAACAATAAATCAGCTTTGCGAAGACATACAACTAATACAAGCGCCCAACGGCCCGTTTGAATTTAACGGCAACCGTTACGACTTTGGCGAGCAAAGCCTATGGGTAGCCGAAGCGTTTACGCTTGAAGGCCAAGTAAGCCGTGCTTAATCTCAAGTTTGATGAAGGCCGAAGCAAAGAGCAGCTAGCGTTTTTACAGCTCAAGCCACAAAAGCGCCGCAACATATTGCGCAGCGCAATACGTGCAGCAAACAAAAGCAGTAAAGAGCGGATCACCAGGCAAAGTGATTTAGCGGGTAAAAGGTGGCAAGGCCGCGCCAACGGCAAAAAAAAGAAAATGCTAACAAAGCTAAAGCGCAACATGAAAGTGCGCTACGGCGCAAATAGCGCAAGCGTATATTTTAAAGGTGGCAACAGCGGAAAAATAGCCCGCGCCCACCAAGAGGGCATAAGCCTAGATGCAGGTAAGCCCAAAAGCAGTGCCGCACAAAATAAAGAAGGCCCAGCCACGCGCAACTTAGCCAGAGCATTAATAAGCGAGGGTTACAAAATACCGCGCGGCAAAGGCAAGGGCAGCAAGCGACCAAGTATTAAATGGATAACAAACAATTTAAGTATTAACCAAGCAGGGTTTTTACTGCGCGAATTAAAGGGCAGCTCAGGCAAGAGCGCATGGAAAATTGATTTACCGGCCCGCTCCTTTTTGGGGCAAACAATGGCCGAACAAAAAGAGCAAATGAATTTTATTTTAAACAAAGCTATGCAAGTGGCGTAGCGCAAGCAAAAAAGGAACGACCATGGCACAAGGTAAAGTATCCGTTGCCGCCATTCAAACAGGCAGTGGCGCTACAAAACAGGTAGAACGCACCGTATTGTTCATCGGCCAAGCAGCCGAAAACAACGGCAAAATTCTACCCATTAATGCACAAAGCGACTTTGATGCTGAGTTTGGCGTAGCCGGCTCACCGTTAAAAACCCAAGTTAAAGCATGGCAGCGCAACGGCGACGACCTAGTAAGTGGTTATGCAATAGCGCACGCAATCGACGCCGACGTAATGGCACTTATTGACGAAGCAATGGATCAAGACGTAAGTCCCGAAATCATTGTTATTTGTACGCCCGTAACAGGCAAAGCAGAAGTAGAAAGCTATCAAGCTAAAGCGCTTGAAATACTAGCAAGTCTTGCTCGCCGCGTGCGCTTTTTAGTTGCAGCGCCTGGGCTAACCGAGCTACAAAACTGGTCAGACTTAGTAACCGCATTGCAGCCAATAACCGAAGGCGTAGTAGCACCGCAAACAGCTGTTATTCCTTTGTTATTTGGCGACGAGCTAGGCGCAGTAACTGGGCGTTTATGCAAAAGCGCAGTCACTATTGCAGATAGCCCAATGCGAGTTCTTACGGGTGCAATGTCACTAATGCCGCATCCGGTAGATGCCGCAGGCAAACCGTTAACCAACTCAACCACAGCCGCACTAGACGCGCTGCGCTTTAGTTGCACACAGTTTTACCCAGACTTCGACGGCACATATTTTGGCGACGTAAACATGCTAGATGCCGAAGGCGGCGACTTTCAGCAAATCGAAACAGGCCGCATTGTCGACAAGGCCGCACGCGACGTGCGCATTATTGCCATTCAAAACATTAAAAACCGCCGCCTAAACAACAGTGCCAGTGGCATTGAATTTGGCAAGCGCATTATGGGCAAACCGCTACGCGAAATGGCGCGCTCAATTAACATTGGTGCCGACAAGTTCCCGGGCCTAATCGACACGCCAAAAGACGACAGCATCAGCCTAACGTTTATGAACGCAACCACATTGCAAGTCGTTCTCAAAGTTAAGCCAATCGATTCACCCAACACCATCATAGTTGGCATCATGTTAGATAACGCAGAGTAGGAGCGAACATGCAAAAAGTACTAGGCGGTAAAGACTTCGATATTTTCATTGGTAACTCAATGGTGCACGTAATCGAAGCAACCGTAAAAATCACTGACGGCCGCACAGTTAAAAAAGTGCGTGGCGTACCAAAAGGCTTTATCGACGGCGACGTAGAAGGCGAAGTAACCCTAAAGCTCGACCACGAAAACTGGCTAATTGTGCAAGCGCAAGCGGCAAAGGCAGGTAGCTGGAAAGGCATTGAGCCGTTCGACGTAGCATTTAACGCCGAAGTAGCAGCAGGCAAAAAGAACATTGAAGCGTTTGGCTGCCTACCGCAACTAGACGAAATTTTAAACATTAAAGCCGACGGCGGCGAAGAAGACACAACATCAATTAAGTGTCCGATCACCAGTCCCGACTTTGTAAAAATCAACGGCGTGCCGTACCTAACATCTGACGAAGTGAGAGACTTGTAATGACCAAAGCCATTCGCAAACTAACTGCCGCAACATTGCTTAGCACTTTAAAGGCCTGCGGCTACCGCGTGTTCGAGGGAGAATTAAACCTAAACATTATAGGTATTCGCCACAACAACACGCGCGCCAATACCTTTAACGATGTTATTTGCGTGCTGTATCAGCAAAGTGGCGAATGGCAATTAAAGCAGTACAAAGCTACAACAGACGCAGGAACGTACTGGCGAACCAACCCAATGAATGTAAGTGGCACCGCAGTGCTAATTGCAGGGCAGCATAAAAGCCTATGGAAGTTGGGTTATCACCAGGGCAAATACCGCGCCCTAGTGCAGCACAAACCTGTTGTTGTTCTACGCGACAACGACAAAAACACCGAGTTAGACACGGAAGTCACACCACAAGCCGAGCTACAGCAGGGTTACTTTGGTATTAACTGCCACCGAGCAAACAGCAAAACCACATCAACCCAAGTTGATAAATGGTCTGCAGGTTGCCAAGTGCTAGCTAACCCAAATGACTTTGACGAGTTCATTAATTTGTGTGACCAATCAGCAGCCAAGTACGGCCCGTATTTTACATACACATTACTAAATCAATCCGACATTGCAAAACCAACAGAGAGTAAATAATCATGGCGTTCGAGAAAAAAATCACATTAGAAACACCGGTAGGCGAAATTACATTTAACGTAAACGCAGCAGACTACAACAAATACATAAACTCTACGCAGCCAAACAACAAAGTGCAGCCGGCAACTAACTTTGTATTAAACACCGTAGTGCAAGAAGACGCTAAAAAATTAAAAGAGCTAGTGCAACAGCCAGGCGCCGCATTATTTTTAGTGGGTGCCATTGTTGAAGAGTACCAACCGGAGTTTAATTTCACCGTAAAAAAATCGAAGACCGAGCCAAGCAAATAGGCAAGTCTCGGTTAGATCAGCTACAGGCATACCACGCCAAGTATTTTGGCGCGGTTACCGCCACCCAAGAGAGCCTAGCGCAAGCGCTATACCTCGAAACGCAGCAGCAAGAAAACTTTGTAGTTGCTGTAAATAACGGCATATGCCAAGCACTAAGCGAGTAATGTATGGCCACGCTCAGCAAGTTAGACAAGCTTAATTATTCAATCGGCATCATCGACAAGGTGACGGGTCCGGTTAATAAAGTCATGGCTAAAATTAATCAGCTGAGCCAGCAAACAGCCGCCGCGCAAGATCAGATGATGCGCGGCGCAGCCACGGCCGTAGCGGGTGGCTACGCATTAGCGCGTTCACTTGCGCCAGCAATAGATCAGGCCGCCGCATTGGGTGAAGTGAAATCGCTGGGCGTAGTTGACGAATCATTACAAAAATTAAACAAAACTTCATTAGAGTTTACCGCCAATTTTGGCGGCAACGCATCCGACTTTGTTCGCAGCGCCTACGATATTCAATCAGCAATGTCAGGAATAACAGGCGACGAACTATCAAAGGTTACCGAAATATCAAACGTACTTGCCAAAGCCACTAAAGCCGACGCTGCAACAGTGACCGATTACATGGGCACAATGTACGGCGTATTTAAAGATACGGCCGACAAAATGGGCAAAGTAAAGTGGGCAGAAGACATTGCAGGTATTACAGCCAAAGCAGTAACCGACTACAAAACCGACGGTAAAGAAATGGCGTCCGCGTTTAGTGCGTTGGGTGCTTCGTCGTCTGCGCCAATAGCTGAGCAAATTGCTATTTTAGGCCGACTACAATCAACCATGAGCGGCAGCGAATCAGCAACAAAGTTAAAGGCATTTGAAGCAGGCGCAGGCAAGGCGCAAAAAGCACTCGGCTTAAACTTTACCGATAGCTCAGGGCAGCTACTGCCCATGGTAGATATACTGCAGCTCATTAATGATAAAACAAATGGTTTAACTAAGCAGGTCGACATTGACGCAATAGCATCCGCGTTCGGCTCAGCCGAAGCGTCGTCGCTAATTAAATTATTAATAAAAGATATAGACGGGTTAGATAACCAAGTAAAAGATTTAAGCAATATTAGCGGTATGGCAAACGTTGCAAAAATGGCGGACGACATGAAAACGCCGTGGAGCCAATTAGCAGGTTCGTTTAACTCTGCATCAATAGCACTTGGTCAGCGATTACTACCAGTGGTAGAACCTTTTGTTTCAATGCTAGCTACCATGTTTTATGGCATCGTCTCGCTAACCGAGCAATTCCCTATTTTGTCCAGCGCAATAGCAACCGTTGTAGTTGGCGTGGTGGGCTTAGTAACAGCCTTTGGCCTAGTTAACTTTGCTATGGGGTTGTTTAAATATGCGTCGGTTGTGTTAACGCCAATTATAAGTGGCCTAAAGTACGCGACAGCGCTTTACTCAACAACAAACAAAGCGCTTGCAGCATCGTTAACGCTATCTACAGGGGCTACAAATAAAGCCCGCGCAGTGAGCGCGTTAACTACAGCGCAAACAATGGCGCAAACCAAGGCTACGCAAACAGCATCAATTGTTACAACGCTTTACGCAGGTGCAACTAATAAAGCCCGCATTGCATACGAAGTATTTAATGCTCGACTCCTTATGCCGGCTGGTTTGATTTTTTCAAGAATAAAAGCCCTAGGGTTCATGGGCACATTAAAACTATTCCCAGCAGTATTGGCAGCCGGCGGCGCAAGCTTTGGGCGCTTTGCAGGCAGCCTATTTAGCGTAACTAGAATAATGGGGTTTTTAAACGCAGTAATGATCGCCAACCCAATAGGCGCAATCATTGCATTGGTGGCTATATTGGCGCTTGTTATATATAAATATTGGCAGCCAATTAAAGCATTTATGAGCGGCTTTTGGGATGGCTTTGTGCACAGCATGGCGCCAGTAACTGATTTATTTAGCGAGCTAGGCGATGCCTTCGCGCCAATTATAAACGCCGTTAAAAGTGCGTTTAACTGGTTTGTATCTTTATTTGCACCGGTTGAAAAGTCAAGCGAAGCGCTAGAGGGCATAACATCAGCAGGCGAAGTTTTCGGCTTAATTTTTGGGTCAATACTAAATTTAGTACTAGCACCTATAAAGCTAGTTATTTGGGGAGTAACCAAATTAATTAATGGTATTACTTGGCTAGGCAGTGCAATCGGTAGCATGTGGACCGCAGTGCAATCACCGCTAGGTAGTTTTTTCGAAATCATCAAAACCATATTTGGGTTTACACCAATGGGCATGTTGATGAAAGGCTACGGCAAGGCATTCGACTGGCTCAGTGAAAAAGTAGGCGGCTTAAAAGGTGTAGCCGACTCAATAAAAGATTTCTTTGGCTTTGGTGACGACGAAGTAGAAGTAAAGGCAACCAAAGTAACCCAAGCAGTTCAGCCGCAAACAATGGTTATGCAAAGTGCCGATCAAGCATACAGCCGCGACTACGGGCAAAGCGTTATCAGTAAAGCCAACGCGCCAGCTCAGCAAGCAAGCTCGCAGTATGTAGCACCAAGCAGCCCTGTAAATTATGCAGCTCCTAAAGCAACAACAATTATTGAAACTGAAGGAATGCGCAAGCAGGCATTGGCAGAGCAAGCAGCAAACGACCCTGCTTATTCAGCCCAACCAAAAGCAATGACTGAGCGCGAAGCAGCGCAAGCCGCCTTTAAATTTACTAGCCAGCGTTTACCCGCTGTGCCAACCGACACCGCCGCGCCGTTAAATTTACAGTCGCAAGCACGTAGCCAAGCATTAATATATAACGCGTTCTCAAGCGAGCAAAACAACGCAGTAACTAACAGCGCAATTAGCGCCGCTCAAAACAACGCAGCACCAATGGCTACAAACACAGTTAGCAATATTACTAACGCGGCAAATTCGCCTGTTTATAGCCCTAAGCAAGCCCAATTGGTAAGCGTTAACCAAAGCGCAGCACCAGAGCCAGCATTGCCCAGCGTAAAAACAGATCGGGCAATTACTAACACAGCCAGCAACAGCGCCGAAAAAGCGCAGCAAATTAGCGCAGAACAACAGGCCACTGCATATAAGCCAAAAGCACAAAAGTCGGCTTACCTGCAAAGCCTAACCAACAACAACAGCAACAGTACAAATAACAACAGCAATAGCAGCGACAGCAGCAAGCATATAAGCATTGAAAACGTAAACTTTAAATCGGACGACTTAGCGCAAAGCTTTGAGCAAATGATGGAGCTAGCAGGTTAATGAAATTTGATATAGCACTACACATAGACCTAGAAATACAAGACGGCGACTTTATGCTTAACGACTCGCTAAGTCCCAGTACGTTTAAAAAAGCCGACGTAATAAGTCAGGATATAAAGCACCGCATTTTAGAAAGCGGCTTACTAACCAAGCTTGTTGGCTTGCGCAACAAAAACGGCATAGCGCCCATATTAACCGAGCTAGAACTACTAACCGAGCAAGACAATCGCGTAAAGCCAGGCACAATAAAAGTGCACCGCAACGACGACGGCACATTAAGCATTAACGCACAAACGCGCCAGTATGGGAGCAGCAATGAACTTTAAAACAATGATGCAAAATGCAGGCTTGCCAATGGACGAGCAAACAGCAAAAGCGCAATGGCAAGCACAGCTAAAAGAGCAAAACATACAGATTGCTAATAACTCACCGTTTAGCCCTTTTTGGCGCACCGTTGAAGCGCTGATCACCAAGCCGCTAGTGCAGCTATTAAACTGGGTTGCACAACAGCTTATGCCAAATCTATTTATAATGACCGCCAGCCGCGACGCGCTAATAGAAAAGCATGGCCCAGCTCGCAACGTTTTCATTCAGGCGGGCGTAGCGGCTCAAGGCATACTCACGTTCACGCGCCAAAACACTGCCGGAGAAAGCTCAATTACCGCCGGTGCACAAATTGCTACCGACGTGCTAGGCGAACAAGTATATAAATTAACGCTAATGCAAGATGTGCATTTTGCAGCAGGTCAAAGCACGGCGTACGCATTAGCGCAAGCACAAGAAGAGGGCGCAGCATATAACTTGCCAGCAAACGCATACCGCTACTTTATTGATCAGCAAGAAGGCGTAACAGTAACTAACAACCAAGACTGGCTAATAAAGCCCGGGGCAAACACCGAAAGCACCGAGCATTACCGCCAACGCATACGCAACGTGTTCGGCACGGCCGCTCGCTGGCACATTAACGCAGTATACAAACAAATAATTGCAAGCTTTGGCGTGCCAATAGATAACATCTATATTCAAACCGGAGCGCCACGCGGTCCAGGTACAGCAAATGCCTACATATATTTAGACATAGGCGCAGTGCCAACCGCTTTGCTGGGGGCAATTAATCAGCACATAAGAACCGCAGGGCATCACGGCTTAGGCGACGACTTCATAGTGTATGCAATGGCAACCACTGGGTTTAATGTAACAGCAACATACAAACTGCACTCGCAAAGCGAAGACATACAAAGCGAGTTAACAACATTTATACAAGCAGCGTTCAGGCAAAATGCAGCGTACGCACCCACCCGCGTAGCGCACCAATGCGTGTTTAGCGTTAGCCAATTGGTGGCAGAGTGCCACGCGCAATTTAGTGAGCTGCAATCAATCAAGTTCGATATTGACGACATAACCGCCGCCAACTGGCTGCCCGTGCTTTCATCGCTAACAGTAACTAAGGTCGAAAATGGCTAACCAAATAGCAACATGGCTAAACAAAGGCTACGCAGAAAAACTCGTAAAAGCGGCTACAGGGTATTGGAGCAAGTCGCGCAATTACGTTATGTGGGCTATGCAGCAAAAAGACGAGCTGCAAAACGAAGAGCCCATCCTAGGACTGCTCGCGTGGGAGCGGTTAACGCAGCGTTTAAATAGTGAACCACTGGATCTCTACCGCAAGCGCGTACAGCACGCATTAGTCAATACAATTGACGCCGGAGAAATAGCAACCATAAAAGATATTTTTAACCGGCTGGATCTCCAGGTCATAAATGTGCGTGAGCGAATAGAGGGACGCGACTGGGATATTATCGCAATCGACATGACCGACTCAACGTTAGCCAGCGCATACGAACTATTGCCAGAGCTAATACAGCTGTACGGCCGAACATGCCGCCGATACGAACTAACAGTGCATAACTTGGCAGCAGTATCGCTAAATCTCGGCCTAACGCATGTGCAATGGGATAACAACTACGTTAGCTCAGCAACAAAAATAAACGCAATAACTGGCATTGATCACGGCGTAGCCCACAGCTTTTTAGGGCTAGACGCACTAACAAGCAACACGCGCCACCAAGCAATAAGCATTGGCGTGCAGCACAACATTACCGCGCACCAGCATTATGGGTTTTTAAGCAAAGACGGCGGCATAAGCACCGCCAAGGAGCAACTATGAATCAGGCAATAACCGGCATAATGACCAATGCTGGCAAGGCATACATAACAACAGCAACGCTGCAAAACAAAGGGCTTGAAGTAACAGAGCTAGTGTTTGCAAACATACCAGGGCTAAACGAGCAAGCAGAGCGCAACCCAAACGAAAAAATGCCGGGCGGCGCACAAATAGTTTACCGCCGCAACATAGATACCTCGGGCTATGTAGATGCAAACACCGTCGCATGGGCAGTAGTGCTAGAGCAAGACATCGGCGACTTTGACTATAACTGGATTGGCCTAGTTACGCGCGACGGCACATTGCTAGCAGTCGATTACCTACCGCTACAGCGAAAACGACAAGGCGTAAACAACGTGCACAACCGCTCGTTCGTTTTAAAGTTTGCGGCAGCTGCAGCCCTAGCCCGCATTACCATTCCAGCGCAATCGTGGATGTTCGACTACAGCCCGCAAATTGACGCGCTAACACTGTTAGCAACCAGCAATGCAACGGCACAAATAAACAACATGCGCCGCACTGTGCGCAATTACTTTTTAAATAAAAACTTCAGCAATTTCAGCAAGGAACTATCATGAGCGTAACGCAAATAAACCAGCTAGTAACCGCAGCCGACCAGCTAACAACAGCAATCGAAGGCAAAGCAGCCGAAATCGACAGCAAAACAACGCAGCTAGACCAGTTCGTAAAAGCCAAAGCAAACGAAATGGCAATCGTTGCATCAGAAGGTTACCGCAACGCAATCGAGCACGCGTCAGGTGGCCGCAACAAAGTCATCATCGATGAGCAAGGCAACCCAAATGTAATGGTAGCAATTGCCCCGTTCACATACGAAGAGTTGGCAGCAAAAATCCAAGAAAAATACAGCGTAGATTTAAATCTAGGCACAGGCATACCAACCATGTTTATGCGCAACGGTGTGCAGTTGGGCGAAGTGTACATTGGTAAATACCTAGCATCAGCCGGAGCAAATGGCGGCTGCAGTGTTATCGGTGGTGTGCAGCCTCGCACATCGGTTAATTACGACCAGGCAAAAGCACTATGCAACAACAAAGGCGCTGGCTGGCACATGATGAGCATTCACGAATGGGCAGCAATAGCGCTGTGGTCTTATGCAAATGGCACAGTGCCGCGCGGCAATACAAACTACGGACGCAGCCACGAAAACAAATTAGAAACAGCACGCCGTAGCGACAACGGCTTGCCAGGCGATGCATCAGGAACAGCAAGAACCGACACAGGCAAAGGCCCTGCAACATGGTCGCACGACCACACAGAATGGGGTATCCAAGACCTAGTAGGTAACGCGTGGGAATGGCTAGACCAAATGATGCTAGACGAAGGGCAGATCATTACTACGCTCGACAACAACCCAGCGGTGATTGAAGAAAACTGGAACAAGCACACAGCGTTTTTAGATTCGCCAACGGCAAACACAGAAGGCACCGGCAGCGCTGGATCTCCAAAGCTTAGTAACAGCGTCACAAATCGAAATGGCCCAGTGGGTAATGATGCGAGCGACAACCCTTATTTAACAAACAGCCACTTTGCAGCAATCGAAAAAGCGCTCGACTACAGCAAAATAGAGCTACTACGCCGCTTGTTAATCGAGTCAGAATCAACCACCACGGTTGCCGGTGCAATCTACTGCCGAAATTATGGCAATCGATTCCCGCTACGTGGCGGCAACTGGGGCAATGGCTCGAGCGCTGGGCTGGGCGCGCTCGGTCTGAACGATGCGCGTTCGAGTGCGCACAGTTATATCGGTTTTCGTCCCGCTTTCTTTGCGTAATTGGTTATTGAAATTTGAACCCCGCGCGATAGCGCGGGCATAACAAGGAGGAAATTTGACCGCGCTAACAATCGAAGAAAAATGCAGAGACATGTTGATGTACGGGTATCAAGCAATAAAGCAATTCCCAAAGCACGAAACGCACGTGCTAGCAGCAGAAATACGCAAGTCTATGCTGCAGCTGCAGCGTTTAATAGTTACTGCATTTAAGCGTTATCATAAAAAAACAACGCTAACAGAGTTAGACATTGAGCTAGCAATACTAAAGCGCCAAGTTCGCTTGGCAAAAGACTTGCGCTATATAGACGTAAAAAAATATCAATTATGGATAGAGCGATTAGTAGAAATTGGCAAAATGCTAGGCGGTTGGATTAAGTCCATCAGAAACAAACAGGCAGTTGCATGAACCAGGTTTCAGGTTTCAGGTATTAGGTTCTAGGCATTATAAATGCTGCCATGTTTTTCTTTTTATTACGTCACGTAAAGCGGTGAAAGTAATAAAAGAATAATCAGCATATATAGCGTGTGAATCCTCACCCGCAGCATGTCTATTGCGTATTGTTAAAACGTCAAATTTAGAAAGCTTTGCTCTACCGTTTTTTTCACCCTCGGCATAATTGCCAGAGTGTTTAAAAGTATCATTAACATTTTCCTGAACAGTGCCGTACTTCAGGTTTGAGAGGTCATTATTAAGCGAGTCACCATCAAGATGCCGAGTGACTACCGTTCGCGGTTTTACGCATTGCCAGCACTCAAGCATAAAGCGGTGAACAGATACAAGTTTGGTTTTTCCTTCTTGTGTCACTCTGCATTTTTTATAGGGAGGTGTATATTTTGCTTTTGCAATAAATTGTGCAATTTCAACATAATGATCAGCACGCGGGTAAGCTCCACCACGAGGAAGGCCTGCCCTAATTTTTATTGCTGGCCGTGTAAAAACGCGACCATCACGACTACAGGCATAAAAAGAAAACTCAGGATGTTGGGCAACTTCAATTACTTGTTCGCAGACTGTTATTAACATGACTATTACCATTGTAAAGTGTATAAGTACAATATAGGTATATAGATATGACTTTGCAAGTAAAGAAACAAACTTTAACACTCCATTTAAAAGGTAAAACTATGTTTACATATATATACAAAGGCGCAAGCCATAGCAATACAAGCGCTGAGTACATGCAAAACCTAGGCATGGACCAAGAGCAAATCGACTCAGTATTAAATCAGCAGCAATTTGAGTTAAGTCAAAATGTTGTAAGGCGCGAAGCCGCATACGCAAAAGAGTCAGACCCGCTATACATGGAAGCGCAGTTCGACGGCACGCCAGAGACGCTACAAAAATGGCGCGACAAAGTAGCCGAAATTAAAGCGCGCTACCCACTGCCACAAAGCACAGCAGAAAATGCATAACATAGCGCTATGCTACCACCAAGCCGCCGCCCCTTGCTCAATGCAAGAGGGTGCGCAGCTGCTTGCATCGGCAATAAAAGACGACTCGCGCACAGATAAGCCCGCACAATATAACGCGCTGCTTTTATCTGTAAGCGCAAATAGCTCAGCAGCACTGGCAAGCTCGCTCAGCACAATAAATGAATACTGCCCAATAGCCGAGTTCATCGCCTGCGCGCAATACGGCCAAAGCCAAAGCACCCTAAAGGAAACCCAACTTACAACGTATGACGGCCAAAGCGTAGAATGGCAAATAAATACCCTGCAAAACCTATTACCAATTCGTGAGCAGCTAATAGCGGACGAACTCGCCACAGTAAATAATAGCGGCAAGCAATTAATAACCATCATAGACGATGCACTAACCCAAGCTGCAGAGCTAAAAACAGCGCGCGACCAGCGACTAAATCAGGCACAGTTCACAGCAAAAAGCAGCGCCGTAAATGTGCAATTAATAACTGCAGGTAGCGCAAAACAGCTAGCCGACTCAGTAGCAAACAAAGGCAATGATCACAACTACTGGGCATTCTGCCTATTCGTTGGCGAGCAGGGCGAGCTTAATCAAATTAAAGAGGTATTATGAGCATAGCACTCGACGGTTGGAACGTGCCGGGGTTCGAAACCCGCGTAAACGCAGGCGTAAAATTAGCCGGTGGCGACATGTCAGGCTTTGGCAGCTTTTCACTAAGTAGCGACCAAGGCGTAAAGTCGGGCACGTTAACTGTAAATACTAAAATCCCATTTAACGAAAGCGCTAGCCTGGCATTATTAATAAGCAAAGCAAAAGCGCTGGATGAAAACGGCGCGCGTATCATTTACACAGTAAATAACGAGCTAGCCGCAGCATATAAAATACGTAAAGCAAAATTCGATGGCGACATAAGCGCCAGCGAAATAGAAAACAAAAAAGGCTGGCAAGTAATATTTAAGCTGGTAGAAGTGCAATCTGTATCAGAGCGCGAGCAACAGCAGCTAGACGAACAGGCAACCGAAAGCGCAGAGCCGCAAGCATCAACCAGTAACGACGACGTACAAAATAAATTTAACGAGGTCGAAGGGCCATGAGCACCCGCCTATCTAACACGCTAACAATTGGCGGCAACACAGTAACCAATATTGTTAGCAAAACCGTGCAGCTAGACATTGCCAGCACAGGTCGCGCAAAATTTGAAGTGGTCGCAGAGCAAGAGCCAAGCGGGTTGGTCGAGCTGCACCTAGGTTACACACTTGATAATATGATCCCGTATTTTCTCGGTGTAATAGAGTCAAAGCACCAAGCCAACGGCCGCTGGTATTTAACCTGCCGTGAATTACTCGGCGCGCTAAGCTTTCCCGCCCCGCTGGCTGTTCGTCACGCAACAATTAAAGCGGTGCTTGATGAACTAGCAAAACTCGGTGTTGAGTTCGCAACACCTGAAAACGCCGAATATTTAAATAAAATAACACCCGCGTTTTATCACAGCGGCACAGGTATTGAAGCGCTTAGGCAAGTAGCTAAAGTGTGGGGCATTAGCGATTTTATATTTCAGCAACGCCCAGATGGCAAAATATTTGTCGGCAGCTGGCACGACTCGCGCTGGCCGCTCGCAGCAATAAGCGACTTTCCGGAGCACACAATAACCGCCAAAAGCTCAACCACCGGCGAGCTAATCGCTATCCCAAAATTAAGACCAGGCATACAAATAAACGGCCGCCACATAACCGAAGTAACACTAATCAACGACAGGATGCACATACGATGGTCAAACAAGCCATTAAACGCCTAATACAGCGCTACTTTCCAGAGCTAAGCGAGCGTAAACACCTGCCGCAATTGGCGCGTATTGAAAAAATATATGACCTACCAAGCGGTGGCGCAGCCATTAGCACCGCATTTAGGCCGCTAAAAGCAGCCGACGTACAGCTATTAAACCCGCTAACAGGCGAGCAATTAGCCGTGCCTATCTTTCAGCAAGTAACACTTGGCACAGGGCAAGCGCCTGATCATGGTTTACTAAACGAACCCGCACCAGGCATGCATTGTTTAATACAATATATCGACGGCCTAAACAGCCATCCCGTGATCACCAGCTTATTGCCATGGCAAAGCCTAGTGCCCGAGCACAAACGCACCGACGTAACCCTGCAGCAAAATAGCCGCAGCAAACTACAAGGCCGCGACGGCAATTGGCACACCACAACCGACGGCGACATAACCCAAACCAGCGACACAAATAAAACAACCGCACGCAAAAGCGAGCAAAGCTACCACGAACGTAGCACTAACATAGCCACACACGACACGCTAAAAATAGACGGCAACCAAGTAACCGAAGTAATGGGCGCATTAAAAACCGTAGTCGGTGAAAAAGCCTTAATCGTCGCACTTGAAGGGTTATTACTTGGCAGTAAAAAACAGGTAGATATTGAAGCGCACGAAAACATGAACCTAACCACACTCAAAACCCTACACGCCAAAGCCACCGAACTGGCAAAAGTAGAAGGCAAAACAGTGTGGCTAGGTAATAATTCAGTAAACGTGGCTCAAGTACTCCTTGATTTAATTACCCTAGTAAAAGACATAAACCAAAGCCTAGAAAACCACGGCCACAAAGACCAAGGCGCAGGCCCACCAATAACCAAAGGCGAATTTACCAGCCATAAATCAACAGCCAGCAGCTTAAAAAGCACACTAGAGCCAATCGTAGAGTAATGTTAATACTTGCCAATTCATTAATCGTGCTTAACAATAACCGCACTAAAGCAGTAAGAAACTAAAAAATATAACGGCCACAGAACCAAAGTGCGACCCAAAGTGTGACCAGTTGAAATCGTGGGTTGTTTGTTTTTTACTACTGCGTTGTTTATAAAGGGTTATTTATTTTATGTGTGAATTACTTGGCATGTC